TTGGTAGAAGGAGATTTATCACCTTTCCAAGCCGGGATCTTAGCAGCCCTCGGGCTGACTATGACCTGAAGCGTCGTGAGATGCTTCACAACAAATGGTGTTAAACATTTGTTCCCTTTAGATGGAATAGGAGATTACGCATGTTCGCCGACCCTCAATCAGTTACTGTCAACTCCGTAGCTCAGTCAATGCCCCGTCAGGGGACGACCGCTCCGGACCGCATTGGAACTTTTTCCACTGCGGATGGAACATTCACGTTCGATGTTCGACAGAACAAGACCAGCAATCGTCGACGTCGTGAGGTTCGCCTCACGCAGAAGAAGATTGCAGCTGATCCCATCACCGCTCTCAACAAGGAGATTTCCACCTCCGTGATGATTGTGGTTGATGAGCCTCAGTGGGGCTTTTCCGATACTGAACTCGGCTATCTTACTGCCGCGATCATCGCTTGGTTTACCAATGCGAATCGGGATAAGCTTTTGGGCGGAGAGCTGTAACAGCGTGTGAGAACGTGCTGATTACAGCTGTCCATGCGTACGGTCTCACCACACCCTAAGATTTGAAAGGGAAGTGATGAAAATACCGACCATGCTCCTTCAACGGGTCCTACTCGACGTAGGATCGCAGTTGATAGACACCATCGACTTGGACTACAGAGAAATCTGTAGCCGCTATGAGAAGGAAGGGATGAGTTTTCTTACGATTACTCTACCCCGACTCGACGACGCTTTGCTGAAAGGCTTAGCGGTCGGACATCTCACACCTAACGATTTTATGGGTTTTCGCCCATATAAACGTGGTGGAAGTCTCCCTGCATTACTGCAAGGTTTCTTCAGACGTGTCTTCTCTAGCGATGGTTCGATCTTAGGTGAACCGGACGTAGATGCTATATTTGCAATTCGACAAGTATCTCGCCTCTTTAAGAAGGTCGAGTTACCTTGTTCGAAGCCGCGTATCAAAGCGGCCTACGAAAGGTACATAACTAATGATCGAGAGGTGGACTGGCGTTGCCATAAGCGACCTTTGGATATTGGTCTTTGGACCTCTATCTGCGGGTATCTTTGGTCTGATCTTGAAGATTTCTCGGGGACATTATATTGTCATCCGGGCATCTTTGGGATCGGAGCTACGGCTGAACGAGAGAAACGCAATTCACGTTACTCAGTTCGGTCATGGCCACTACGCGCTGAAAATAGTTTTCCAGCTGCGTACCACGCTGTTCTCCGTGAGGATTCTGATGCCCTTATGGGTATCAACTTCCACTCGGAAGAACAGGAACACCCCGTAAGGGTTGTTCAAGTCCCTAAAACCCTCAAAACTCCGCGTACGATATCAGTAGAACCTAGCTATATGATGCTAATGCAGCAAAGTATAGCAAAGCCTCTGATGGCGTACCTAGAATCGAAGAGATTCGGTTTTAGGTCCGTTCGTTTTACGGATCAGTCCGTTAATAACGATCTTGCACGGCTTGGTAGTATCGAGGGTAGCCTAGCTACCATAGACCTTAAAGATGCTTCAGATATGGTCGATTACGACCTTATTAGAAGTATGTTTGAAGGTCCTTGTCCTTCTTTCCTCAAGCTAATAGAGGATTGCAGGTCAACGAGAGCCAAGATGCCCGACGGAACCATATTTCCTTTGAGGAAATTTGCCTCAATGGGGTCAGCTATGTGCTTTCCCATAGAATCTATGGTGTTCTTTACCATTGTAATGTATACTCTGGTAGAACAATCGGGTAGAGTACCATCCAGACCTCTCTTGCTTAGCTTGGCAAGAGATGTCGCTATTTACGGTGATGATATTATCGTAAATAGTGCGATGGCTCCGGTAGTCATTGAGAGACTAGAAGACTTTGGTCTAAAGGTCAATCGTGACAAATCGTTCCTTACAGGATTCTTTCGAGAATCTTGTGGTGGCGACTACTACAAGGGAGTCGATGTGACTCCTGCGTATGTTCGCCATTGGGATGATACCGGCACTCTCCGTGTCGCATCTCATAAGGTGGCATACGTAGCCTTATCCAATACATTTTACATGAAAGGACTTTGGCATGCATGTCAGTACCTCAGAGATGGGATTTCCTTACGAATCTCAAACCGTATACCTCTCTCACGTCACCCCATTGGGGTGCTCCATTACATCTCGTTTATTCGTTCGGACGGATTGTCCTACGATAGCAAGATACATGGATACCGTGTTAGAGGATTGCGAACGAGAAGTCGCAAGGAAAGCGACACACCCAGCAACCTGGACGGATTTTTGCTCCGAGCTTTCCAACCTGGATTTATCCAAGAAGAACTCTCGGAACTCTCAATTCGTCTCGGCCGTACGGCTCCTCCAGAACGCGTTCGCGAACTATGGAGGAGAAATGGTAGAGATCTCTGGTTACAGGGATCCGAACCATTTTTCTGTCCTCCTGGAAATTCCAGGAGAACGGAATATTCCGTACGGGCAAATCAAAGAACAACGGATTCCGACCATTCTTCCTCCGGGTGTTTCCACCCGTCGGATTTTGAAGAAGGAACCGCGGCCACGGATGCTGCGCACAAAGCGTTGCATAGCGTGCCTTACTCTGATTTGCTTCGATCAGCATCAACGATTCATGGAGAATTATTTCCATGGCATCGAAGGGCTGCTCGAATGGGCGCCTTCACGCACTTAGATGTGCGTAGAGGTGTGTCCCTCGAAGCCAGTGATAGGCCCCACTCCCTATGTCTAAAGAGTGGATGGACCGCTTCACCAGCGGGGTTGAACTGGACTGGATGTAAAT